ACAGGTAATCTTACAGTTAATGGTACAACTTCTACAGTTAACTCAACAACGGTAACAATAGATGATCCAGTCTTCACCTTAGGTGGTGATACTGCTCCTGCATCTAATGATGGTAAAGATAGAGGTATAGAATTTAGATATTATGATGGGTCTGCTAAAGTTGGTTTCTTTGGTTTTGATAGAGGTACATCAGAATTTGCCTTTATGACTGCTGCTACTAATAGTAGCGAAGTCTTCTCTGGTACTGATGGTGCTCTAAGAGCAGGTTCACTCCATGTAACTGGTGCAGGTACATCTGTTGATATAGATAACAACTTAAATGTTGATGGTACAGCAACAGTTGATGGACAAATAATCTCTCAACTTCCACAAGGTACTGCTCCGTTTGTAGTTGCATCTACAACTAAGGTAAACAATCTTAACGCAGATTTACTCGATGGATTAACAACAAGTGCTACAGACACAACTGGTAATAGTGTTGTAGTTAGATCATCTGGTGATTTCTCTGCTAATCAAATTACAGTTAATAGTGCTGCAGGTTCTTCAGCAGGTATTATAGGAAACGCATCAACTGCTGATGCTTGGAAGACTGCAAGAACATTAACTATTGATGGTGTTGTAGATGGTTCAGTATCAATCAACGGTGCTTCTGATCCAACACTTTCAGTCACATTTAATGATGCAGATATAACAGCACTTGCTGCACAGTCTGGCACAGGATACATGGTCAGGTCTGCTGCAAACACTTATGTACATCGTACGTTCTCAGTCACAGCATCTTCTGGTATCACACTAACGAATGCTGATGGTATATCTGGTAATACTATAATTAACGTTGCATCTTCTGCTAACAACGCTGCTAACAACTTAGTCTTACGTGATACAAGTGGTAATTTTGCTTCCAACGTAATTACTGCAACTTCTTTCGTAGGTAATCTTACAAAATCAGTTACTGATGCTTTTACTATAGAACCTGCTATAGATTCAACTTATAATTTAGGTAGTTCCTCTAAACAATGGGGAAATATTCATGCTGACGCTGCAGCGATTGATACTACTACAGGTAATTTAATTGGTAATGTAACAGGTAATCTTATATCATCGACTTCAACCGCTAAGAATCTAAATCCTGCGATAGATTCAACTTATAGTTTAGGTAGTTCCACCAACCAATGGGGAAATATTCATGCTGATAATGCAAATATTGATACTGTCACAGGTAATGTAATAGGAAATCTTACTGGTAATCTTTTAGCATCGACTTCTCAATCTAAAAATATAGTTCCTGCTATACATACAACCTATAATTTAGGTAGTTCAACAGTACAATGGGCAAATATTTATGCAATTGCTTCTACTATTGGTACTGTCACTGGTAATGTAATAGGAAATCTAACAGGCAACCTTCTATCATCTACCACTTTATCTAAAAATATAGCTCCTGATATAAATTCAACCTATGCTTTAGGTAGCAGTACAAAGGGATGGTCAAATATTTATGCAACTGCTGCTTCTATTGGCACTGTCACAGGTAATTTAATTGGTAATACAACAGGTAATCTTTTAGCATCGACTACTCAAGCAAAAGCTATAAATCCTGCGTTAGATTCATCCTATGCTTTAGGTAGCAGTACAAAGAAATGGTCAAATATTCATGCAACTGCTGCTTCCATTGGTACAGTCACTGGTAATGTAGTAGGAGATCTAACAGGTAACCTTCTATCATCTAGCACTACTGCTAAGGCTATCGTTCCTCTTGCAGATTCATCCTATGCTTTAGGTGGCAATACTGATAGATGGTCACACATTTACAGTGTTAATGCTTCTATTGGTACAGTCACTGGTAATGTAATAGGAGACCTTACTGGTAATCTTCAATCATCAACTGCAACCGCTAAGAATCTAAATCCTGCGATAGATTCAACTTATAGTTTAGGTAGTTCTTCAGTACAATGGTCAAACATTCACGCTGACGCTGCAAGTATTGACACTGTCACTGGTAATGTAATAGGAAATCTTACTGGTAATCTTTTAGCATCGACTTCTCAATCTAAAAATATAGTTCCTGATGCAGATTCAACCCACAATATAGGTTCTAGTTCTAATAAGTACGCACATATTTACGGTGATGCTGCTACCATTACTGCTATTACAGGAACCTTAACTGGAACTGCAACTCAAGCAGCGAATCTTAATAACCATGATACTGACAATTTATCTGAAGGAACATCAAATCTATACACTACTGCTGCGAGAACTAGAGGACACTTTACATATGGCACAGGTATTACACATGACGGAGCAGGTGCTCTATCTGTAACTCAGGCAGACATCAATACTGATAATATAACTGAGGGATCTACAAATGTATTCTTTACAAATTCAAGAGCAGATGCAAGAGTTTCTGCTGCTACTGGTTCAAACTTAGATCTAACTGCAGTATCTACTACTACTCTTCCAGAAGGAACTAATCTATATCATACAGAAGCAAGAGTACAAACAAAACTTGATCATGCATTCGAGCAACTCAAAGCAATGTTGAATAATCTTGCAACTGCCACTACATTGAAACTAAATCTATCTGGTGATCCTACACCAGGTGCTGTTGTCACTCTTGGTTCAGTCTCCGCAGGTGGTGTTGGTGGATTCACAAGTGCAACTGGCGTTGCAACAACAGGGGGTACAGGAACAGGATTGACAGTTGATACTACAGTAGATTCTGATGGTGTAATTACAGCAATTGCATTAAATCAAGCAGGAACTGATTACTTGATAGGAGACACTTTAACAATTACCAACGCTAATCTTGGTGGTGTTGATGGTCTTAACTTGGGTACATTATCAGGTGGTGTTGGTGGATTTACAGCAGGAACTAACGTTGCTACAACAAACTCTGGATCTGGTTCTGGATTATTAGTTAATACTACAGTAGATGGAAACGGAGCAATAACAAACGTTGTCATTAATGCTGCAGGAACAGGATATGCAAATGGTGATACAATTACAATCGCAAACTCAAATGCAGGTGGAGCATCAACAGTTGACACACTTGTAGGTGGTACAGGATATGCAAACGGAACTGCTATCGCTACAACAACCACTGGATCTGGATCAGGATTAACAGTTAACTTGACAACTTCAAATGGTGTTGTGACTGGTGCAGCAATAAATGCTGCAGGATCTGGATACGCAGTTAATGATACAATAACAATCGTGAATGCTAACGCATCAGGTGTTAAGACTCTAGGAACAATTGCTTCAGCAGGAACAGGATATTCAACTGGAACTGCAATCGCAACAACTAATGATGCATCTGGTTCATCCTTGACAGTTGATATTTCATCTGTAAATGCTACAGGTGGAATTACAGCAGTAGCAATTAACGATGATGGTACTGGATTTACAGCTTCTGATACTATCACAATCGTGAATGCTAACGCATCTGGTGTTCAAACTCTAGGAACAATTGCTACAGGAGGAACAGGATACGCAGCAGGATCTGCAATTGCCACCACATCATCTGGATCTGGTACTGGACTCACTGTAGACATAACTGAATCCTCAGGTGTTGTGACAGGAGTTACAATTAATAACGATGGATCGGGATATGCAGCATCTGAGGTTATAACTATTACTAACGCTAACGCATCTGGTATTAAGACTGTAGGAAACTTTGGTGCAACTGATTCATCAAGAACACCTGGCACTTATACCTTGGGAACATCTGATTACATTACTCAGGCATCAGGTGCTAATGCAACATTCACCGTTGTTATTGGAGTCGGTGGTACTGTTGATTCTATCACTGTCACAGATGATGGAGCTGGTTTCATTGTTAATGAGACAATCACAGTTGCTGATGCTCAACTTGGCGGTGGCGGTGCTGCTGCACTTACATTTGATGCAACAGCAATTCATAGTAATGGATGTACAATCCCAGTATCTGCTATACACGGAAATGGATGTACAATTCCAGTATCAGCTATTCATTCAAACGGAGCTACAATTGACATTGCTACAATATTTGCTAACGCTACAGTCGATGTATCGGCAGTATTCACGAACGCTACCTTCAGTCTATCCGACATCACATCTATGGAGGTTGGAGCAACTATAACTGGAACGACTTCTAATAGTACAGGAGTTATTACAGCGATGGATGCCTCATCTGTCACAGTTGATAATGTATCTGGATTCTTTAAGAAAGGAGAAACAGTTGGTGCTAATGATGTAACTAACTTAACTATCAGTTCATTCGGTTAATAAACTATGTCTGCAACAAGACCCGCAACTAAAACAGAATTAAAAGACTATGCTCTTCGTAGGTTAGGATATCCTACGATAGACATAAACGTTGCTACTGAACAACTGGATGATTTAATAGAAGAGGCAATAGATTACTACCAAGAATATCATTACAATGGTAGTTACCAAACCTTCATGAGAATAGAAGTTACTGAAGCTATCAGAACTGCAGCAAAAAGTTTTACACAAGAAGGTTCTACTCCTTGGTATGGGCAGAATAATTTCGTATCTACACCACCAGGCACTTTAGGTGTTAATCATGTATATACAAACATAGGTGCATCAAGCATAGTACCAGGTAATATTTTCAATATTAAATATCAAATATTCTTAAACGATATCTACTCCATGACTCATGGACAGATATTACACTATTTCCTAACATCTCAATACTTAGAAACTCTTGACTTTGTTACCAACTCTCAAGCAAATAGAAGAGTTAAATGGAACGAACATTCTAATAGACTTTACTTAGACTTTGATTGGCAAGACCTCACAGCAGGAGACTATATAATGGTAGACATGACAATGCGTCAAGATCCTACAGTCTATACCGACATGTTTAATGACAACTGGTTGAAGGATTATGTTGAGGCACTATTCCAACAGCAATGGGGTAGAAACCTAAGCAAGTATGATGGTATTCAAATGTTAGGTGGAGTGACTCTTAATGGTCGTCAGATACTTGAAGACGCAAGTACCTTCAAGTCAGATCTTGAAAAGGATCTTCGTGATCGTTATGAAACACCACCATTGGATATTGTAGGCTAATATGGCAATACAGAATTCACCAGCTCAAGATTACGTTCAGTCAGATTATTCTAATGCAGGACGTTTGAAAGCTAATGCTTCTGCTCAGGAGCAAAAATTTATTGAAAACTTAGTAGTAGAAAGTATTGAGATTTATGGGCAAAACATTTACTATGTTCCGAGAACGATTGTTAGTCAAGATACAATCTTTGAAGAAGATTCGGATGGAAAATTTGAGTCAGCGAAACCTATCAGAGCTTACGTCAATAATGTTGAAGGATGGGAAGGACAAGGTGAACTACTTACAAAATTTGGAATCCGTATTGAAGACAAGACGACTTTTATTTTCTCCCGTGAGAAATTTAAAGAAAACGTGGACGACTCTACGGTACTTAACGTCGAAGGACGACCAAACGAAGGGGACTTAATCTGGTTTCCTATAACCAAACATTTGTTTGAAATAAAGTTTGTTGAAGTAGAAAGACCTTTCTATCAGTTAGGTAGAAATTATGTTTGGGAGTGTCAATGTGAACTATTCGAGTACAGCGACGAAGAGATCAACACAGGTATTACAGAACTCGATGCTATCGAGACTGCTTTTGCAAATGCTATTACAGTTGGTCTTGTTGCAGGTGGTACTGGAGACTATACCGTTGGTGAAACAGTCACTGGTGGTTCATCTAACGTGACTGCTGAAGTTAAATCTTGGGATAATACTACAAGAACACTTATTGTTATTAATCGCTCTGGAACATTTACAGTACCAGAGACTTTGACAGGTGGTAGTTCAGGTGCATCCTTTACAACTGCTACATATAATACGATTGACAATGCTAATACTGAGTACGATCAAAACAACGACTTTGAAACTCTTGACAATCAGATTATTGACTTCTCCGAGGCAAACCCATTCGGTTCAGTCGGATCTATTACTGACAACACAATCTAATGCTAGGAACTTATTCATACAACGAAATATTTCGTAAGACAATTGTATCTTTCGGAACTCTGTTTAATAACATAGAAATCCGTAGATCGGATGAGGTTATGAAAGTACCTCTTGCATATGGTCCTAAACAAAAATTCTTAGCACGTTTAGATCAGAATCCAGATCCTACAAATAAAAGAGTACAGATAACTCTTCCAAGATTATCGTTTGAGATCAATGATATATCATATGACTCAACAAGAAAAGTCTCACCTACACAAAAAATTAAATTTAAGAAAGACACAGACGAAAATAAAAATGTATTCATGCCTGTGCCCTATAACATAGGTTTTGAGTTAGCAATTATAGCAAAGAACCAAGATGATGGACTACAAATTATAGAACAGATATTACCTATATTTCAACCTCACTATAATCTATCTGTAAAATTATTAACAACTGTTGGAGAAACTAAAGACGTACCTATAGTCTTAAACAATATAGACTATGAAGATGATTATGAGGGAGATTTTGCAACTCGTAGAGCAATTATATACACTTTATCATTCACTGCTAAGACATACCTTTACGGTCCTGTCACAGATGCAAAAGTTGTCAGGAAGACTCAAGTCGATTACTACGCAAACACAGATACTGCTACAGCACCAAGAGCGAAGAGATACACTGTACAACCAGAATCTACTATTGATAGAGATGGTACAGTAGCAACAACTCTTTCTGGTACCATTAGTAAAACTGCTACAGGATTTGCAGTTGCTAATGCTTCTGGTATCAATCAATGGGATAACATATACATTGGTACTGAACTCATGAGAGTCTCTAACAAGGTTGGTAATAATTTAAGTGTTATCAGAGGGTATGAGAAGTCAACTCCTACAGTACACAGTGTAGGATCAAATGTATTCATCGTTAATGCTGATGATAATGCTCTAGTAGAATCTGATGATGACTTTGGATTCGGTGAGATATACTCTGAGTATACTGACATGAAGAAATATAATCCTGTAAGTGGACAGGATGAGAACATCTAATGGAATTTTCTGGATTAGATAAAGCATTTGGAGAAGAACCGAAAGGTGATTTGAAGAAGCATGTTGATAAAGTTAAACCTCTTCTTAAGAAAAGTCAAGAGGATGATGTAAGACATGACTATGAGACTGCACGTGCACAGATGCATAATCTAGTTTCTAAAGGACAAGAGGCAGTAGATGGGATCCTAGAGGTCGCACAGAGCAGTGATCATCCAAGAGCATATGAAGTTGCTGCATTGATGATAAAGAACGTTGCTGATACTACAGAGAAACTTATAGATTTACAACGAAAAATGAAAGAGTTGGATGCAGAAGAGAAGAAGGTGACTAACAATACTACCAATGCACTCTTCGTAGGAAGCACTACTGATTTACAGAAGATGTTAAAAAACATAAATAAAGATACTGAAGACAAGACAACAGACAAGAAATGACAGTTCTAAACGTATTAAGTACCAACGCAATAGCAGCAGGTGCGACTGAATACCAAGTTGTAAAGACTGGGTTCTATCGTGTCGTAGCAACCGCAGGAGATGCTACAGTATCATTTAATGGCGGACCTGCAATCACTTTGATTCAAGATGAGGCAATCCTACTTAAAGGTGGTAAGCCTGGTCATGCAAAGATTGTAAAAGGCGTTGATGATTCAACAGCAGATTATACATTAGGTAGACACCTACATGAAACATCATCAAGTCACCCATTTTCAGTGGGAGATTTTATTGCTGTAGAAGATGACGGTACTTCACCTGCTATTGATAGCAATTTTCTTTCTGCAGGAACTGTAGGTAAAAAGATAACTGCAGTTGTAGGTAATTTCGTTAGTACAGATATAGATTCTTCAAGTGCATCCGCAGATTACACATATGCTTCTGGTGCTCAAGCAGTTATGAAACGTGCCACTAAGGTGGTAGTTGCATCTAACGCAATCGTATTAGAAGAGATACAAGTAGTTGGTGGATAATGCCAGCTGTTAATCAAAAGGCAGAGAAAATTGTAAAGGCGATGAAACGCAAAAAGAAAAGTTTCAATCGCTTATATGGTGATGACGCTAAGAGTGTCATGTATGCGACTGCCAATAAGTTAGCACAAAAGGAAAACTTAAAGGTTATGTATTATCAGGATTTCATAAAATTAGTAGAGGGCAACCCTACTACACGTATGTTAAGTAAGTCTAAGACAAAACAGACTGGCAACATAAGTGCTGACAGAGGATCAGATGAAAAGGACAATCGAGCAAAACGTAAAGGTCTCGAAAAAGATTTAAAGAAAAAGGGTATTGGTTACAAGAAGGGTGTAGGAGAGTATAAATACAAATCTGACGATGGCAAAGAAGGTACAGGTCGTGAGGTCACGTACCAAACAAGTCCTAAAAAAGGAATGTCAAAACGTAGATTTGGAAAGGTAATGCGTCGTCTTGGTCGTAAACATGGTCAAGAATCAGTAATTACAAAAGACAAAAACAAACCTGCAAGACTACACGATACACAAAATAAGAAACCAAGCAAATCAGTAAATCTAGGGAAATCCAATCCAGGTAAAAATCCAAAAGGTGAAGGTGAGACATCAGGAACAAAAATCAGAAGTGGAAAACTCCCAAAAACAAACAAAAAAGCGTATCACTACAATTAAGAACGCTATAGATGCTCTACAAAAAGAGCATGATGAAAGTTGCTGTAAGCAACCCAGTAATAATGTTAGCAAAAAGCAATAATTGATACCAAACTACATACTGAATTGCTATACTATTATAGCTAGTATAGTAAATTTGTGCTGTTAAAATGTCACATTACACAGTAGGTTATCACGATAACTACAACGGACTACATGAGATCTGTGAGTATGCTGATGATGCATTTCATGCTATCAAACAAGCAGAAGAAGATCTAACAGGATTCAACTCTCCACACAGAGCAGAATATTGTATCAAGGAGGAATAATTGGCACATCGCTTCAAAGAAATATTACCATATCATGAACCAAAACATGTACCAATTCTTACGAGAATATGGAAATTTTTATTGAAATCACAACGTATGACTAAGAAGTACTTTAGATGACACATAGATAATACTAATATTACCTATTAACATATGTTATCTACACAATATCGTTTACGTCTTGAGACTATTTGTAAATCAATAGCAGCAGGACAGGAAGTAAGTATAAATGATATGATATGGGCAGAGAAACTGGCAAAGGCAAATACATCCGCAAGAGGTATATTAAGAACTGCTCGAAAGATGGCAAGAAATCCAGAGGATGTATTTACAAACCAAATGAATTTGGGAGATGTTGATAAAGAAATAAGGGGTTTCGGAAAACCCGAAGATGTGGTAGACTGGTTTCACGAAGATAGGTCAGATGACTGGAGGCAACGTGATTAACACACAGGGAATGTCGTATGGTGAAAGTGATGATGGTAGATCACTTCAAGAACAACGTGATGCTATACCACCTTTGGAAACACGTAAAATGAATCTTCTATCTGATGCACTCAAGGTAGAGTTGAAACAACTCATTAATGAAGTATTAGATCAGAGAGAGCATCAAAAGAAATTGGAAGGTCCTTATGACTTCCCAGAAGATGAGTCTGAAATTGTTGTAGATGAATACGGAGATACTGAATGGATGTATAGAGGGACATATTAAGTGACAGATCCAAGTTTGCTTCATGTAGCATGTCTCGACTCACACAACACCAGTTACTTTTATAAGAGAGAGGATGGTACATATTATTGGTTGCATTGTCGTAAAAATGAAGATGATGTTGAAGTAGATGCAGATCAAATACAATTAGATTTATTTGGTGATCCTATAT